ATCTCGGCAAGCTTTTTACAATTAGTCCATTCCCTTAGATTGCCTTGATTTATTTTCCTTACTCCCCTATGCTTAAGTTTGATACGGGTTGCATATATAATATCGGCAACCATTTGAGCATCTCCTTGATTTGCTAGTAAAACATTATTAACTTGCTTATTGATTTTATTGTTACTAACTAATATAGTTCTAGAATTTATGGCTCTTTTCCGAGCAATCCTAAAAAATTCATTAGCAACATCATCAATACCCAGCTCATTAGCAATCTCTTTAAAATCACTTAAGGTGATATGTATTGAAGGTTCTCTACTTTTCATTTTCTTGGTATTTTATCATGTCAGTATCAAGATAAACTCTTCCACAATTGGGGCATTTAGTTTTAATACAAGGATTATGTGGACGCAAAATTAAAACTTGGTCTTCTCCACAAAAAGGACAAACTGAATATATTTCCATAATATAAAATGTTAGTTATAATAATATATGAACTCCTCAATCGAGAGAGTTCTTCATAGTTATCAGATCTTTATACGATTGATAATGAGTATTATATACCATTCTCATTACCTTATGATAGCCCAGATCATTGACATCTTTTTCATCCTCAAATAGGATTACTTTTACCTTCTTAAATGGTACCAGTTTTAATGCTAAGTTTATCGCATATAATTTAGCATCAGAATCTAACAGGATAATAATCCTCTCTACTTGTGATTTAATAAGGAGGTTAAGTTGGAACCTGCTTATTGCTTTCCCCATAGTAGCTATACCTCTTTCTCCCATAGTTAGTGCATTTATTGCACCTTCACAAATAAATATGGTTCGATACATATCCAAAGCATCCCTATTAAATATAATAAATTCCTTCCCCAATCCAGTTATATCTTTATTGGGATTATTATATCGGGGACCATTACCCACAACTAATCGAGCATTATAATAAGTAAGCTTTCCTTGATAAGTGAAGGGAATTATAAGGTAGCCAAACATGGGGCCAGAATTACAATAACCAACTCCCATACGAGAAAGATAATCGATTGTAAAACCCCTTTTCTTAACATAATTCTGCATTATTTTACCAAGTGTACCTGTACCCACTGAGATATTAACAAATCCTTCTGGAAGGTAAATGGGTTTAGTTTCAGCTAATTCATATTTCTCCTCCTTGAAGGTAAGCTCATTAAAATCCCCCTGATTAAGAAATTGGATAAGTTCAGAATAAGTATCTATATTTTCGATATCCATTATTAATTGGGAAGGAGAAGGATGGGCATTACACCTAAAACAATTACATCTAAACATAGTAAGGTTAACACCCATCTTCTCTTTCCTTCCACAATATGGACAAATAGGAACTCTCATCCACCCGTGCTTATAGTCGAAGCACCCCAATCTCTTAACCAAATAGGTCTTAATCTGAGATTTAAAGTGATTAGTTATTTTCATACATCTCCAGTTGTTCTATTCCGTTTATTGGGATCAGCATCAGGATTAACTCTCTTAGTTTTACCTTTAAGTTTTTCATCTAACTGCTTCCCGTATACAGAATCATATGACTTTCTTTGCTCTTTGGTGAATTCGATTGCACGTTGTCTATCAACATCTACTTTAAATAATGCCCTTCCAAAAGGAAGTCCATCCCTATTAACTACTACCTCAAGCCTTTGGATATTATCCTTTTCCTCTTGAGGAGTAGCATTTAATCCCAATATACACTGAGCATTACGAACTATGGATATTGCTCCAGATATATCATTTTCTTCATATCGAGTTTCCCTATGCTTTGCCCCATCCCTTGTAATGTGGTTAGCAGTCCATATACAATCTAACTGCATATCATCCGCCAGATTCTGTATATCCACATAAATATTCGATATCCTATCAAAATCTTCCTTATCTCTATTTATTGAGGCTAATTTTGCAGCGTAATCAATCATTAATACCCGGATATCTATTCCTTGATTCCTAAGTTTAAGGATTAAATCCCTTATATAATTACAATCAGTAATCATTGCAGGAACTCTATCAACAATAAATTCTACCCCAAACCTTGCAAGTTTCCTCATGTGTTGGGATTCGAGTTTATCGTATTCTCCCGAATATAATTCAGCCTTGGTTTTATTGATAGAGGATTGGATCATTCGATCCATTATTTGGTTTTTACCATTCTCCGTATCTATATATAGGACGGATTTTTTCATCCTTAGATATCCTCTAGCAGTATTGATAAGGAAAAAGGTTTTCTTTGCCTTAGGTTTATCTAATAATACAACTACGGATCCTGAAGGGAATCCGTTGGCATTTGTAAGCTGATTTAATTGCCTAAATGGAGAAGGTATTACATCAGGTTCTGCTTGGCGTTTAAATTGCCTCTCAGTAGTATCCCTAATAAGATATATGGGTTCATCATCCTGTTTAGGTTTGGATTTTTTAAGGATATTATCTATTTTCTTAGCATACTCCTCGTACTGATCAAAGTTATTCAGATCGAAAGAATCATTTAGATTTTTCATCTGAACATAGGTGGAAAATTGATATATCTTCTCTCGAATAAAATCCGCATCTTTTAGGGGTTCATTATAGAGATTGTGAACTATCTTAAAGATATTGGGTATGTCATCCTTAGTTACCAAGTCAATATAATCCTTAGATTCTAGCAACTCTTTTATTACCTCTTTAAGAATATTCTCTGAAGGTACTCTTTTGTTCTTTTTATAATACTTAAATATGCCCTCGGCAATAAGGGCATGCTCTATAAGTACCAGGTAACTGGGTTTAATCCTATTAATCACTAAACCAGCTTCCTTACTCCGAACTAAAAACCTTAGGATTTCTAGTTGGAATTCGATACTGAATTCGAATTTAGTCTTATCTTTTGTTTTCATATTGCATAAACATAGTTTAGATGTACACTGATATAGTACTGGATGAAGTGTAGCTCAATCTAACCTCTTACCATATAGCTACCATCCACAGCTTAAATATATAATTTTTATTAAAATATTTGCATATTACATATATTATAATTATATTTGCATTAACACTTTAAATAATTATAATTATGCAAACTAATTACAATGGCTCCGAGATCCATAGGTTAAAACCTATGAAGGAATATGACCAAGCCGTATTCCAACGGATGTATAAAATCTGTAAGCCAGTTATTCGAAACCTTGTTAGGCAGATTGATGCCAAGAGATTTGATCTCACTCCAGACATTATACAGTCCTATTTTTGGGATAAAATGTTATTTGTATTTAATAAGTATTATGGGACCGATACTGAGGAACATTTAAAAGCCCAGATCCTTGCATCCCTTAGTACTTATAAAAGTAAATTACTTCGATATGCTTATACCGAACGAGCATCCTATTATCAAAATCAATGCCGATTAGAAGATCTGTTTGATGATAGCAAGGAACTAGAGGATGATACTGAAGAAGTTACGGCTCACAATGAAATGTGGAAGATGCTAAATGATTATATGATGGAGCATCTTAATACAGATGCCAAATTAGTTTGGGAAGTAATGGTTACTCCTCCCCCTTTTATAAAAGAGCAGATTAAGGATGGGTCTAGAGTAACCAATCTAATTTTGGTAGATTTCTTTAATATGCCTAAAACCAGGAATTCTATTCGATATTTTACCGAATTAAAGGAGGATATAGAATTTTGGTTAGACAAAGCTAAAAAGGAATTACATTACTAACACACAATAAGAGGATCCTAAGAGTATTAGGATCCTCTCTTACTTTAATCCTTAATAATATATATTAAAGCAATCATGGGGAAAGCTTTATTAAGGGTTATCTCTTTATTATTCTGGTTTTGAGAAGGAGCATATCCCTGATCCCCATCTACGGTTAAATTAGGTCCAGAAACTATAGCACCATTGGAAATACCCACCACATCTTTAAAACTCATGGTATCAGAATCTAAACCAGTAGTAAACCTAGACCAGCTAGCAGCTACTGGATCATTACTAGATTCATTCTTATTATTTATACCTGCCAAAGCAATAGCATGATGATGAGCGGGTAAATCCGTACCCTTTATAATAGTTTTCCAATCACTATCAGCATTATCCAAGTATTTACCTTCTACCTGGTTAATAACCGTAGAACCCGTTCCCAAAGATAATTCAGTACCAGAACTAAATCCAATAACTACTCTACCAACAGCTTTATCATATACAGACCACCCAGAAGGTATATCATTAGGACTAGACCATAAACAGATTATACCTGAGGGTATGGCTTGATTTAATTGAGAATTATTTTCATTCCGAAGTTCTTCGAATTTCTTGTCAATATAATCTTTTATATTGAGGTTCTTCTGAGAATCATCCTCGGCATTAGGGAAAGTATAAGGGAATCCCTCCATCAAATTCTGTACATAATTAAAGCTCTTCGCTATAGAATTTAATATGGTAATATTGAAGGATAAATCATAAGGCCATCTACCTCCATAAGGAACTATGGAAAATTGTTCTTGCCTACTTAAGGGTTCTCCAGTTTCTGGATCCATATCAGTATAACCTCCTCTACCATATATTCCCACTAAAGTAACATCTGGATCAAATATATCAAATTCAGATACCCCACTATTTGCCATAAGAGAATTTACGTATCTAAGTAGATCATAGTAGGATAACTTAATACCAAAGGTATTATTTTGAGATAAGGGGTTATCTAATCCAAAATTAGGTACAACATTAGGTCGGTTATAATAAATATCCATTGAAGCTCTGAATAACTGATAGAAGGTGTTCATATCAGTATATCCAGTATCGGTACCACGAGAATCTATATTGCTGATAGTACCTGCGGTAGTAAGTGCATAAGCTTCATATGTTACTTCATTTACTATGGCCTCTGGTATATATTTATGCCTTGCTAATACTACTACTTCAGCGGGAGCATTAGAGGAACTAAAGGTTTGGGCATTAAGAATAGGAACTTCTATGTATTCCTTAGTATCATCTAATACTATAAAACCATCTCTAGTAATTAATCCAAATCTAGTTGGATTACCAGGAGTTTCCTTGAAAGTACCTTGGGCATTTATTACACTACCTCCCATGAGGATATTATGGTGATTCACGATATCCCTCATTAAAGGATTTATATAACTATGGGGAGAATTTCTATATCCATCCGTTTTTAGATTCTGAGTATTAGAATCTAAAGTACCTCCAAGACCTTCTCCTGCTCCATAGTACTGAGGGTATAGTCTGATAACCCATTTACTATCATGGTGTGTAATACCGGATCCATATCCTAAAAATGGTCCAATACCCTTTGGAATACTTATGGCCCTAGACAATTCAGCCGATCTTATGGCTGATTGATAATTGAAAAATGTTTGGCTCATTTCTTTATATTGTTTATGTTATGGAATATCTCTAGTTCTATATTATCATAGATCATCTTAATATTGGTATAAGTCCTATCAGGATTTACTTTAAGGTATATTTCTGCATATATAGCTTCAGATACTCGATCTATCCAAATATCCCTATCCATATAATGTGATAGGGGTTTCCCTTTAAAAGTAAAATAATTGGCCTTAGTATACACATCTTCAAATATATTAGAAATAAGTACCTTGACCTTTTTCTTAGTAGCTTCTTTATCCTGAATATTATTTTCATCTATTACCCGAGGAACTAAATCCTTACTCTTCAAGAAAGCAGTATCTAAAAGAGATTCACAGATGGTTTTAGTTCTAAGTATAGTTTCTGAAACTAAACCCTCGGCTATATCCACTAAGACTTCACCATTACGATTAGAGACTTCATACAATTTAGTTAATTGTACAGAATAATTACTCATAATTTGTTCTATGATGGATTTAAACCATTTAAAACAAGTGATCATAAGTGCTGCAGATAAAACCACGAATAGGCTGCAGATTACTACTGCAATGCCGTATTCGTGAATGTTTTGGGCTACCTCCAGAGTAGACTCAGCTAAGGAGGCTTGAAGAATTAAAGAGTTCATTATGAATTACTTAACCAAAGATTAAATTCTATGTGAAGAGTTTCTCCTGATACTATATCCTCGGGATGTAAGGGGAACTTATTATCCCTATTATTGAAAGCGGATAGAGAAGTATTACTTCCAGTATTTATACCCTCACTTAACCGTAGAGTATCTATACGATCTCCGGCTAAATTCTCTATATAAGCTTCTACTCCAGTTCCCTGATAAGAGCCCTTAGCTATCAATCCAGGATTTACGCATATATTGGGGTCATTAGATCGCATATAAATACACATATCGGAAGATTCAGGTATATCCCAATTTACATTATAAGCTTGAGTTACCCTGCCTTCATTTATAGTATCCTGTTTGGTTTCTATAAATTTTCCTATAGCCCCCGAATTTAAACCCTCTAGAGTTAATGCCCAAGTGGGTCCTATTTTATAGGCGATCTCAGTAAACTGGTCATTGAGTAGAGATCTATCGAAAGCATAGTTTACTTCTACCTTAGTAATATGATGGATTACTTGAGATCCTCGTTTATCCACTCTACAGGATAAGACCTTATTGGGATTATTTTTTGGGTATAAATCGAAACTAATATAAGGAGGTAAAGATTCCTCAGGAGATCCAACTTTAACTATACAAACTAATATACCATTAGTAGGAGTAGTAATAGTATCTTTTTCATGAAATACTCTAGTACCATCAGAAGTTTGAAATAGTACTTTTTGATCATTTGGGTATATATTAGATATAACAATCTCCCCATTAGGTACAATTTCCTTACTATAGGATCCACCATCTCTGAATAAAGCTAATCCGAATACACCTGTATAGTAACTGCTACCTTCAGCATAACCTTCACTCCATGCCCATTGACCTAATAACCATTGTAGGGGTTCTTCATTTATACAAGTACCCACTACTAAGTAATCATCCGGATTAGGTTTAGGTTCTCCCTGAGCATTTAGAGTATTAGACCTTATATTACTCCATTCCCAATATATAGAAGAAGGACTTTCTTTGAGATTAAAATATAGAGTACCATACTCAGGATCCTCCGAAGATCTGATAGTAAAATTATCGTAGGTTCCCTCACTGGGTACTGAATTTCCATAGGGTATTTCTTTTTCCTTTATGTAAAGTATACCTTTATCACTACCCAGACTATCCCATTCGTTATAAGTCATATAAGTCCCATCCGACTTTTTAATTCTGAACTTACAAGACCATCTACCAGGTATGTAGTTATTACCACTCTCTTCCTGGATATTACTTATCTCTATACTAGAGGGTACTACGGGATCAATACGGGTATATACCCATTCATCATAAGATCCTTTATCTATACCTATAAGTATGGTTCCATCATCGTTCCAAGTAATATCATTAATGAAAGTGATAGTCCAATAATCCGTATTTCTTTCTAAACGAAATCCTGAAGATGATAAGGGCTCATTATTAATCGAAACCACTAAGAATGAGAGTAAATAATCGGAAGTAACTTGAGGGTCATTAGAGATATTCTTACCGGTATCATCCAGAATTTGGATGCTTAAAGAGTGAGGACCAATATATGGAGCTTCAGCGGATATACCAGGCTCAAGTATATTTATACCTTTAATATTGGGAGATACATCGGTTACTTCAAAAACCCCTTTTATGGAATTTTTATATACATAACTAAAGGTATAAGTTCCTATAGAATCTGTTTCAAACTTACATGGAGAGTCATAAGTCTCTTCTCTAGAAACATCTCCACCTCCAGCTACAGATTCCACCCAAGTACATTTAATTAGGTTACTTCCAGTTAATTCCTTACCATCATTACCAATCAATACTACTCTGGTAGAAGCAGTTTTCTTAGTAGTATTAATATAATCCTGAGTAGGATTTACTTGGATACCCGTTATAAAATCTGATTGATGTTTAAAAGAAAATACGCAGAAGTTAACTCCTTCCTTCCAATCATCTTTAGCTAAAGCCCAATCACTAGTAGTATAGTTCCCATCTTGATTCTGGAAATTACCTACCCAAGCAAATACAAAATCCCCCGTCTCATTAAATGTATATCCAGAGGCCAAACTTTCAGCTTCAAATATTCCTATGAGTTTTTCTACAGAAGTTACTACATAATCTCCAGAAGATGTCCTACTACTCTCCTTTACTTTGAATATGGCTATCTGATGATTTGCTCTGGGATTGTCAGGATTTAAGGTAAGGGTAACTCTATCTACCTTAGCTGTTTCATATAATTCATTATCAGAAATTATTTTCTGAGTGGGGGAACATAACATAGAAGGTGTTACCTCATAGTCTTTTACCATTATTATCATGGGTTTATAACTTTCTGAAGTATCTTCTGGATCGGCTTTCCATATACCCTCTGGATCCCCAAAAGTATATTTACCAGGTTTATCCAAGGAAATTATCTCAGAAGTATCTTCGATTACCTCATCCACAAACCCATGATCCTCCGAATACTCGGGTTCAAAAGAATAAGTAATACTATTTAAACCATCTATAGTAAACCTACATATACTATTTTCGCTCTTCTTAGAGTATATGGCTTGACCTAAACAAGGCTTATAGCTCCCATCGGGATTTTCATTAGGATAATAATTGTCCCATATGATCCCCATAGATTCATTATCGAAAACTTTCCAATTAGTATCTTCAGGATTCTGAGGAACTATAGAGATATAGTCTACAGCAGGGGGTACTATGTATGAATAGGATACTCTACAAGTTACTTCATTACTAGACCCAGGAGATACTCCTCCAACTAAAGGGAAAGAATACTGGAATGTTAAAGCTCCGGTACAAGGTAATCCCTCATGGGAATCATCTAAAGTAACGTAAGGTATTTCCAATTCCATATAAGCTTTAGTATCACTTATACGAATTACCCTATCCCTGAATTCATAAGTATCCTCTGAGATTTTATTAGAAGCATATTTAGTAAACCACTTATCTACAGTACCTAAATCTTCTTGGACTTTAACCCTTACAATACCATTAGAATCGGGATTACTTCCGAAAGTAAAATTGGAATTACCATAAAGAGATAAATCAATCCTAACTGTACGAGATTGAGGATTACCTTGAGTATCATTTAGATTTAATACCGAAGGGTTTATAGAGGTAATTCTTACCAAAGTATATAGCCCAGTATCTTTATTCAGTATAAATACTCCAGTATATTTGCTTTCTAGTTGCAAATCTTTAGGATTAAGTGTACATATAAATTTATATGTACCAAAATACTTCATATCTACCAAAGGTTGGTATTTAAGACCCCCTTCAGGGTATTTGTAGTATTTATTAGAAGTAATATCATATAAAGGAGTTCTATCATTTAATACCAACTCCATGGCCAAATTATAATCCTCCGTACCAGGATTTACTCCTTCGGGTTCTACGGTTATAGTTACTTCCCGGGCATCTTCCAGATTAGCTATGGTTTGACTAGAGGGATTACACCGAACTAAATATCTAAATGTATCACTAATAACTCTAACATACCCATTATATAAAGGAGCTTCCTGTATAGCAATATTATAATAACCTGATCTAAGATTGGTTATTTCTATATAACCGTCATAATCTGGATGGGTACCTATAGTTAAACCAGAAGGAGAGACCACTATAGAAGCATAAGTATCTATTATCCCCGAATTGGGAGTATACTCATGTTTTATAGCTTTAACAAATAGCCTATCCTTCATATTTATCACACTAGGAGAAAAAGTTTCATTACCTTCGCTATCCTGAGATTTAATAGAAAACTCATACCTAATATTAGAATTAGGATCTACATCAATATTTACATTAGGATCCTTAGCTACCAAATAAATATAAGCTACTTGAGAACTCCTCTCGGTTCCTTGTAGATATGCCTTTAATGATTGTAAATTAAGTATTTGATGTCTACCATTGAGATCCGATTTAGTAAGAAAATTAACTACTCCATAGCTTTTATTAAGTCGAGGAGATAACTGGGATAAGTCTAATTTATCCCAAGAAAAATCCTGACCTTCTATGGCATAATAAACCCAAGTAGAAGTTTCTCCTTTAGGATCTTCACTAGACCATACCTCTACAAAATAAGTAAAATCCTTATCATCATAAGATACTGGAAATTTCAACTGATTATCATTACCTTGAATCTGGGAAGAGAATAAAGCTGAGTTTCCATTAAGAGTATTAGTTGCCCTTATATAATATACAATACCACCATACAAAGGGTTATTTTGGCTATCTAAAAACTTAACTATCGGATGAGCATTGAAAGGAATATATTTATTTATGAAATTAATTACGGCTTGCATGAAATTCTTACAAGCCTCAGAATTGGGTTCTCCAGTATACTTTATAGTAAAATAAACAGGTATACACTGGGAACAATAAGTGTCCCAGTCTAATTTCTGACCCTTGTCAAATAATAAATATTCTCCATCTTTACCATCATCCATTATGGTTTCTCTAATAGTATGATCCTCTAATGTATCGTTACCTTGATAATCTGGGTCCAAAGGAGTTACTATGGATGTACACTCTATACCATAGAATCTAAACAAAGTTTCGAAAAATACTTTAGATCCTCTGCATTTAATCAAAGATATAGCATATTTAAGAATCCTTCTTTTATCCTCTAAAGTTAGATTAGGTAAAGGGTTATTCCTATTGGTAGGGATCCAATTCGATTTCTTTTGATTATATTGGTCCTTACTATCGAATCCATTATAATACTGAGCCCATTTAGTAAAATCTATAAATTCTCCTTCTGCAAAAGGTATACATCCGAACCATTCCCAAAAATACTGTAGGAAATGTTCTGGGCATTGCTCTACATCCAAATTATCTAGTAAGGATTCAGTATCCAGGGTTACTTGATCATCAAAATAACTTCCACAGATTTCTAAGAAACGTTCTAATATACCCTTACCATTGCTATCTTTATAGGTATCTGCTTCTTTAAAATAATAAGGAAGTAGATCTATTAGTCTCTTTAAATCCATCATAGGGTTTCAGTTATATTTAAAGTTATTAAATCCTCATCTATTATGGGTAAGTTAAACCCAGGGTCTTGATTAGTGGCATTACCTAAAGTTATATACATAGAATACCTACTACCAGCATCTATATTATCATTAGGATCTAAACTAAGATCAAAAGAATTCCCATTAAAAGTATCATTTACTACTATCTGGAAATTATCGGTTTGAATACTTTCAAATCCTCCCTTTTTAGCATATACATTCCATCCATCCGTAGTTTTTACAAAGATGTACTCTTGGGGAATATTACATTGGGTTAAACCATAATTTATAATGGTTAAACTTTTGCCTCCATTAAGTATCTTTGGCCAAGGTACTAAGTAAAATTGGGTAATATCAAGGTAATCTACTGACTCCAATCCATCTATCAGTGCATAGATATCAGATAATCTTATGGCCTCGTTTATTTTAGTATTTCCTGCAGAGTATCGATTATTTAAAGTTTCTATTACCTGATCATGGATGTAATCCCTTTTAAAGGATTTTTTACCTACAATGTCCATAGCTAAGGTAATAGGTGTTATACCTACTGGCTTCACATCTAACCAAGTAGTTAAGGGACAATGTTGATTTATATACTGCTTTACCTCTTCACATAAATCTTTAGGAGCAACTTCCCCTTCTGGAGTAGCAATATAAATATTAAGTTTTCTACCACATTCGTATTCTACAGCAGCTTGACCAACTCCTGGACGTGTTAAAGCTAAATCCCTAAAATCTTCCTTGGAGATAGCTACATCCAAAGTTTTTATACTATTAGTAATACGAGTTTTAAGGGTATCAAAATCCTCATAATCTGACCCAGAAGTGGATGGTTGTGTATTATTTACTCGTATATCAGAACTATTAGGCCAAATGCCCTGGATTCCGTTTTTACTAATAGCTCCACTTGCTCCTTTAGTTACATAGAAATTTAAAGTAATAGGGTTACCTCCAGAAGAAGGTTTATACCCATTTACTCCATCTCCAAATACAATAATAAGTTTATTACTGTTAGAAGCATTAGATATTTCTACAATAAAATGTTTATCCTCAGGAGAAGATTTAGCAAAAGTTTCTACCAATCCATATTCCTCATCCCCGATCCTCAATTGCATTGTACCTTCTTCATATAACTCCCCATTAGGTACTGTATCTACTACTATATATCTACCATCTATTAAGTTATCTGTAGAATAAGAGGTATCCACTATAGATCGATGTTGAATAAGTGTTATACTTTTTTGGGAAGAATTCTGAGGCCAAAAATAATCCCGAGAAGGTTGCCAATTATTGCCATTAGAATCTTTTATATTTTCACTAGAATTAATATTGATACCTACTCCGGTATTCTGGCGTGAGAGTCTAATAGTTACTCTTGGAGCAAAAGCCCCTTTTAGGTGATAATCTACCAATTTAGCATGCTTAAGCAGAGATTCATATTTCCTTGCTGAAGGTAAGAAAGTTTCCCTTGCAACATTATCAATATAAAAATGTAATACCTCAGCTATTGCTGAAAACATGGAAATGATTAATACCAGGATATTACCTTCGGATTTATCAGTTATTAGAGGTTTACCTTCACCATCGGTTATAGTATCCAAAGTATTAAGTAATTTTCCCTTGATAGCATCAAAGGATCTTCGGTAGGGTTCCAACCATTTATTTAAAGATGCCATAGTTTTAGATGTCTTTAGTTAAGTCCTTAAATTCTATTTGAATTGAGTCGTAGTTAGTATCAAGCTTATAAGTTATTTCAAGATAGATCTTGGAACCAACCATATAACCTTTTACCTTAGAGAATGTTATTCGAGGTTCATATAACTCTATAGAATCCCGAATAAACTGATTTACCAGATATAACAACAAGGGTACTGCAGGCTCTTCTAGGCATTCCCAAATCCTTGTACCATAATATTCCTGACGGAATCTTTGTCCTATTTGATATTCTACCAGAGTTTTGAGATTATGCTTAATAAGATTGGGATCCCCCATTACAGGATACCAACCTATTTTCCCCTGACTGTTTTCTGATAGGATTATGGGGAATAAAGCTCCCCTTCCTATTATTAAGTCGTTTCTTGAGTAAGTCATTATTGTAAGATTTTAGTGTTTTCATAATCATCCTTATTAAATTGGGTTATTGGTTGAGAACATGGAGAAGTAGTTATCGAAGTAATACCTCCCCCAGGTTGAACTCCTGGGTGTGTATGGGAATTGAATAATATTCTAAGTCTCTCAACTTCTTGTACCAATTTATTAAGCTTTTCGGTTAATTCCTTAATTTTAACCATACCAGCATTAGAACCTTGGTTAAAAATAATGGTACCATCACTTCGGATGTTAATATCTCCATGAGTATATACATGAAATTCTCCAGTATAATCATTCATCCAAAAATGATTACCTCCCTGAGTAAATAATCCAAAAGCATTATTATCTCTCAATTGTGGTGGTACCTCCTCCTCGAATCTGATGAAAGATTTATGAATCCAAAAAGGGTTCATAACATTCCCCATCCTAAATATCACATATACTTCATCATCTACCATAGGAGTAGGGTACTTACAACAAAAATGATTACCTATCATATCCATACCAGGAGCAGCCCATACAACTACTCCTTGTTGAACTTCAGGAACAATCACCTCCAAACAATGCCTATTAGTGGGATCAACATTATTCTTAACTATACCCGGGTAAAAGGAATAATACCTACCCATATTCTCCAAGCCATTTTCACTTATAGCGGTTAAAGCACTTCCCATAATTACCTCCTTACCATATTTAGCGTAGTAATATATCCGGTTTGACAATTGAACTTATGTTCACATTGCTTTATATACCATTTACCACTATAATTACGACCAACATTGTAAAGCTCTATATATCTAGCAGCAACTAAGCTTGGCCTACCCACCACTTCTAGTATAGCCGTTAATTCCTTTTCTCTACCTTTCTTGAGGAAATTTTCAATAGCTTGAATCCTTCGATTCATCGCCTTATTCTGAGCTTGTAGAGTGAGTATCTGTTGAACTTGGCCTAATAGAGAATCATTAGTTATGGCTGATTCCAAGAAATAATCCGCAGTAGTAGTTCTTAGTTTACCATCATCATAAGGAACAAGGGCAGCTACATACCAACCATTTTCTCCCCATATACCTGATTTACCTTGAACTGATTCGGTTCCCATTACAAAGGTTCTTTCACCTCTTCCAGGAATATTAGCTCTACCAGAAAAAGAAGTATAGGGAACATAGCCCATACTTTCTACTTCTTTTTCCCAATCAGCAAGATTTTGAACCTTTACAAATTTAGTTCTATAGGATCCCATTTGAGCCATTTCATCATTAAACTTCATCTGTACCTGTATAGATTTAAAATCTATCTTAGGCCCATCCAGATTATCGTTAAATATCTCCATAGCAGCTTCACTGAGATTATTAGTCTTGAGTTGATCACTGGCAACCAATTCACTAGCTTTATGTAAAGAGCTTTCCCATAACTCTGTAGCTTGAGGGTAGGTTAAAGAAGAATCTGGATTTTGCTTTTTATATATACTAAATATCTCAATAAAAGCCCTGTAAGGATCCATACCAGAGACTTTTATATAAGCATTAGCATCAGCTTGGCTTCTGGTTTTAGGGCTTGATAGGGAAGCAGATTTATTGTAATTACCTGGGAATTCTGCTACCCTTTTATTAAACTCATTCTTTTCTACAGCTTTACGGTATTCTTCCCGTTGTTTTTCTAATCGCTTATTCTGAGCTTGCATAGAAGCAGCAGAAGGATTATTCTTTTCAGATATATTATTTACAGCAGTAGAAACATTAAGATGTACATTACGGGGTGTTAATTCCCCCTCTTTAACTGTGATTCTGTCATTCTTAATAATCCAGTTAGGAGTTTTTTTAGGGTCTCCACCTTTAATACGTTCCAGGATACCTTCCAAAGGATTATAAGCAGTACTTTTTACTACTCTGGCTTTTCCTTGAAATTTATCCTGTAAACTAAAGCTTGCACTTAATACTTCCCCATGTTCTTGATAGTAGGTATACTTATGGATTATGGGATCTGTCCAATTCCTATTATGTATAAAGAGTATACCATTTACTAAATCTATAAACCATGGGCCACCAGCAACGGTTTTAAAAAAATTCTTTAATTGGATAAGTATTGTATTACCAGGTAATTGCTTAGTATTCTCTAGCATTTCCCTTAAATCACTATCCAAATTATCTACCTTCTCTAATCCTCCTAAACCATTACAATATAAAGTAGTACCAGTACTACCCAACAAATCCATATTAATCCTAACCGGGGATTGGTATACGGGGTTATCAATTAACTTAGTCATCGGCAGGTTCTGAAAAATGTTTTATTACTATCGGAATATTAATACCACAGCCGTTATTCAGGAATTCTTTTAAATTACCCTGAGCCGAAGTAAAAGGTGCAAGAGCTCTTAAATCTAAGCCCACCTCTATCCCTATTATACTTAAATGCACTCCAGTAGCGTCAAACCGAGGATCTACTTGATGTATTTTAGTTCCTAATATAGGTCCACAAACATAGGATCCATTTGGGTAAATATAACCATACTGAAAATATATTAAACTACCCACTTGTAATACATCCAAATCTACGGCTAAAGAATCTCCAGTATCAAACTGAAACCTTACTTGATTACCTAAATCCTCTTCGGTACTCCTTTCCTGGAATACCATCTTAAAATCAGTAATATAAGCTCCAAGATATATCCCTGTAGAGGGGTTCATTATAGGATTAAAAGCAAAATCAAATAAAGATACGAATGGAGTTCCCGTACCTTTCATTAGTATGGGAGACTCTGTAGTATCAGATACTTTAGGATTATATGACATAATTAGTAGGTATTAAAAGTATCATACCAGGTTCTAACTCTTTAAAGGGATTCAGAATATTATTAGCTTCAGCTATGATATACCATAATCCAGAATCTCCATATCTAAAAGCAGCTATACCCTGTAAGGTTTCTCCTTCCCTTAGAGTATGTAATTCACAACTGCTCTTATCAATGTAAGGGGGATTATAAGTCCGTATAAGTATACCCTCATCATCTATAAGGCTAGAATTATCAAAAGGACTTCTAGTGAAGTTATTTATATCGAGTTTCATAGGCTAACTAAGTTGTATAGGTGTATTAGATACTAAGGGTATAATAGCTGGATAATTATTCTCCATCTGATCTACCCGTTTTACGGATTCCTGATAATTATTGGTTTTTACTCCAGAAGTATGTTGAACCTTCTCATTAGGTATAATATCTTCCCAAGTAGGATTAGTATCCATTACTCGTTTGAATACCAAAGATTGTCGAGCGATTACTGGATAATATTTAACCTGAGAACCTAACTCATCCCTATTGGAAGGATATTTACCCGGATCTTCATATTGGAATACTCCAAAATGAGTTAACTCATATGATGCCGAATATAAGATAAAGTACTGACCATCAAAAGGACCATCTCCATCTCCTAATACGATTTGTAATAAAGGAGGGCTGTTAAGATACCCATTAGCCTTACTCCAAGACTCTAATATCCTACACTTATTCAATACATCATCGGCATACTGTTTATTATCCTGATACCAAGAGATATTTATTTCGATGGTATCCTCAGCTCCAGTATAGTGATACATAGGAAGATTCCTTCCCATAGATCTGATAGTAGCCCAATTAGTTTGAGGATTTACTTTGATATTACTTGGCCTAGTTTGGAACTCCACATATTTATAGGGCTCCTCCATGGTATTAAGGATATAAGCCTTTACAAAGGGTTTCTTTCTCTTAGGCGTAATGTCTAGAGGTTTAGTACCATCTGAGGATTCTTCGGTAATCTTAAGTTTGGGTATACTTAAAGGAGTATATATACTTTCTACTAAAAAGCTATCTCGGGCTTTTTGCTGGGTTTCTCTTATAACCTGGTTACCCACGGTAGACATCGTCATGATACCAGATTTATAAGTTCTCCCTGCACTACTTACCAGAGGTGTTTGAGTATGAGGTATAAGGTTCGGTTCTATTATATCATTAATGGTAGGTGTTGCCTTTGGTTTAAGGGCATTCCTTACCAACCGGTCTCGGATAATTTTATTTCTCCACTTAGTACTAGGCATTACTCCTCCCATAAGGGCTAGACTAGCCGTAGTACTTAAGGCAGAACCAATAATACTACTAGTAACGGTAGTATTATTTACTAAGTTAGTTACAAGAGTTGCCATAATAATGTTCTTTAAATTAATCTAATAAACCTCCTATACCATCATCATACTCTACATTAGATATACCAGGAGGTATAGGACCATATTTCCTACCGTTAATGAGAAGGTTTACCTCATAATTAGGATTGAGAGCATTTGCCATAGCTTTACCATAACCGTATATACGACCATTAATAGCAGTTCTATAAGGATCATTATTAGCATAAAAGCTAGCCATATTAGAGTAACCATTCTTGATGTAATAATCATCAGCGGTGTTTTTAGCAGTTTCATTTGAGGAATCCACAAGTGAATTTATACCAGATAATATCAAGGGTAAGAAAGTAGTAATGGCTAATGTCCAAGGTCCACCAAGGAATCCCAATAACCTTGAGCCTATAGTAGCAAGAGGTACACTTGCTACTACTCCAGTAGCAGCTCCAGCTGCAGCAGTTCCAGTAGCTCTAGCCGCATTACTTGCCGCAGTACCAGCAACTCCTGCCATCATGGTACCAGCTAATACATCTCCCATCTTGGTATTCCAATTTCCTCGGATTACTCCCTTAGAATCTCTGAGTGTTACTCTACCATTTCTACCTAATACTGGAGTTAATCCATTCATTCTCATTTGTAGGTAAACCATTTGTCCCATCATTCTAAGGATGGTAACTAAATGACCTTCTAGAACCTGGTAAGAAGATATGGTAGATCTTACTGCATTATTAGTAGCTACATTCTGGTTAGTTACCATTTGTGATAATCCCCTGATAGCTATTAAGGTAGTTCTTACTACCTGAAATGCTCCTCTTATGAGATTCACTGCAGCTAATAAAGCAAACCATTGTACCACATAAGTAGTTATGGGATTCTTTCCTCCTTGGAATAAATTAACTAATCCCTGAAGAACATTAGATACCATTCTTATCATGGGTACCCAGGGAGCAAAGGCCTGACCCACTACTACTATTAAGTTCTCCCAAGTAGAAGATAACTCGTCCAAGGCTCCAGCAGAAGTATTAAGATATTCCAAAGTTTTTTGATGAACTACTCCCTGATTTTGATCATACCTTTCCATAATCCTATCAAAGGTTTTACCTCCCTGGGAAATAGTTCGGAACATATCTGTATACATAGCTACGGTAGCACGAGTTGCTCGAACCTGCATTACATCAGCCAAGAAAGCAATCTGTTGATCACCGGTCATCTTTTTCATTACACTTGCCAATACATTCATTGTATTCTTAAGGCTCTTTAATCGGCCTTCAGAATTAAGAAGCATGTCAGGTGTAATACCCCAGCTTTGTAATGCCTTGTATCCTTTATCTCTATACCCAGATACTGACTGCATCAAGTAGTTAAACATATTTCCTAATGCCACACCGGCACGGGTACCCTGTATACCTTGGTTACCCATGACACCAATAGCAGCAGCAGTTTCTCTAAGAGATATACCAGCTACATTAGCATAAGATCCTGCATAAGTTATGGATTGAGCTAAGTCATCCAAACTCATATTGGCATTAGTTACAGCAGTATAAAGGTCATCGGTTACTGAAGCAGCTTTTGATGATTCTATACCATAAGTTGCCATGATATTAGTCATCATATCTGCTACTCCACCCTTACCTCCAATCTGAGTTCCCAGGATAGATCCCAACTCAGCAGCAGGTTGCAACATATCCTGTACTTGCTTGGCATTATTACCAGCCATTGCTAAATATCTCTCAGCAGAAGCTGCCTCCATTGCTGAGATAGGAGTTAATCGGTTGACATCAAATGCCTTTTGAAGAAGCTGAGTTTGTTCCTCTGCAGATGCTCCAGCAACTTGACCAGCCCTCCATACTTCACCAGTTACCCTAGCAGAGTATTCGAAGGCTTGACCAAGTCCTCTAAGGATGTTTGCAGAAACTCCCATCATCACTCCAGAGCCTTCATTTACAGCCCTCTGATAAACATTTGCTTCGTTCATCAGATTCCTAAAACTCTTAGAGACCTTACCAGCTTCTGTAGAGAATCTATCTTGTAGTGTTATGGCAACTCCTACATCCACAACACTAGAACCCATTCCTAATGCCATTGTTCACTTGCTTTAAAGTTTCGTAATCTTTTTTACGAGCTTTCGCTATTTCCTTAGCCACATACACAAAATTCTTACGTACCCTTATAGGAATACGTAAGAATGTGAAATAATCAAAGTGTATATTAGCTTGACTACAAATTATATATTGTCCTTCTAAGCTCAGCTCATCAGTCCGAAAAAATCCGGATTCCCCAATACTGAATAAGTTTCCTTATCCGTAGGATCCTGAGGATTTTCGAGAACTATAGTCCCAGGGAATACAGGATCCATCTCCATAATATGAGATCGTATTTCTCGCATTTCCTTTACAGAGAACATCTTAAAATTAGTCACACCTTCGAATGTACCATTTATCTGTAACTTAAGATTACGAGCAATCAACTCGGTATTCCTTGTTCTCTTGGCTTCAGGAAGACCTAACAAATATTGTTCCGATTTACTAGTCATTAGGTTAAATGAAAGTACCTTACCAGTTGATAGAGTGAACTCTATATCGGTTAGTTTACTATGATCCCCGTTAGGTATACCCGGATAATAGGGAAGAGCATAAGGCTTAGCTTCCAATTCCTCATCTGAGGGTAAATGGGAATAATCGTCAAATACTAATTCCCTTATATCCTGTTCGAAAGTGAAAGTACTACCATCCTTAAAGGTATAATCAAATTCTATTTTACCTTCGAGAGAGAAGATGTTATTCTGCAATATAATGCAATATTTGTCAAGCAGGGGCAAATTTCTTGCATCTTCTAGAGTAAGTTTTCCACTTTTAGTATAATTAGTATCTACTACTAATGATGCAACAAACTTGATAAGATTAGTTAAATCCTTTGCATCCCTGGGATTGGTAAGGATATCCTCATCCTCTCCATTCTGTTCTCTGATAGTGTACTTAAATCCGGATGGAGCAATGAACTCCATAGTTCTAAAATTAAATTCCTTTTCCATTGTTTTGTTGATTTAGATTGTTAGAAAATGAAGGTTTGCTAGACATAAGAAAAGGGTGAGCTCTCAGTGATTACTGGAACCCACCCCATCCAACCTAAATCTAACAAACCGACTATGAAAAAACTTAGTATCTATCTGCTGTACCTATAGAAAATTCAATCGATTCTATAGTATTCTCGGATGCTTGACGATCCCATTCTAGACCAGTGATCTTACAGGGCCATACCTCCTCATAATGATGTACATTAAGAACCGATACACCATCTTCGGCAAGATCCGAAACTTCTACAGTTTCCCAATAATCCGAAGGAACTAATCCTCCACCAAGGATCATATCCTGACAGGCAAAAAGCCAATCCCAAATCCAAGTATCTGATCCTGAGGTAGTCATTAACTTTTCTACAGTCATATTACCAACACTTACACGACCAGCAGTCTTTACGTCTCGGTTAATATCACCATGAGTTACTTGATCTATCTCAATATCCGGAGCAGTTACCTTTTGACAAAGGTAAGCATTTATGGGATGATTGGGGAAACTTATACTGAATAGGAATTTCTTCCTGGGGTTTTTAACTTTTGCTCCCATAGTTATATAATTTATTCATTATCTGAGTTAATGTCAACTGACTGAGAAGCAGCATCAATGGTAATATTAATGGTAATCTCCTGCATCGGAACTACATCCTTATACCTAAGGACTACCTTATATTTACCTTGTCTTACATCTGCTTCATTATTAACGGTAAGGTCGTTATAAGAAGTAGCATTTTGATCACCCATCCAGGTGTATTCGGTCATAGCCTGTTGATCAACCAAATTATCCAAGATAGGTTTAACTCTCAACCATATATTTTTCCAAGTTCCCCAAGTGTTAGGCTCTTCAAGGTAATTCTCCAGAATAGGACGTAAAGTCTTCTTGAGATAAAGATTAAGCCTTACAATTGAAAGGAATCTTTCTGAATCCTGTTTTATCTGAGAAGTGAAAAGATGCCAAAGCATAGTTTGCTTTCCAGAAGAAGGAGTATCTTTGAGTACAATCATGTTCACATAATTCTGAGCAAGCTCATTGAGAGCATCATACTGAGAAGGTGAACCATAATTGGGACATACCGGACCATAACCATCCCATATTACTCCTCGGTTCATTCCCGCAAAGGATTTCCAAGGACCATAATTAGAAGCCGAAGCATCCCCAAGACCCATTATCGTACCCAATACATCACATCCCTGAAGTCTTCCTGAATCGCTGTAATATTTAATACCGCCTCCGAAGAAAGCAATGTATTTAGAATTACCTACAGCACCAAGAGTGGGAGTTACCCATTCATTTATCTTTTCATAATTCTCTAATGATTTAGGGATTTCTATATAATAAGTATATTCCTGAAGAGGTACCAATACATCGGCTATAGCAGCATGAATTTGTCTAATTACGGTATCATCTCTAACCCCAGATTTATCCAACATGAATTCATTGAGGAATGAGCAACCTACCTGATATACATCGGTATAATCCAATAGGGTCTTAATGGCATCAGTCCAGTACTTAACCAAAGTAGCATTATCATCTACACCACCATTGCCAGAAACTGCTGGAGTTACTTCATACTGAGGTATAAAGTAGTTATTAGTAGTACCCTTGCTACCCAAATCTATGGGAAGTGATTCATTAGTAGACTGATCCAATACTTTTAGTTCATTAAGTATCTGTTCGAATACCACCTCATCCTCCGGTTTAAGGTATACTGAGTTATCCAAAGCATCACTTAATGACTGGTAATCTACCTGTGCAGGTAAATTCCTAGAGGGTCTTCCCATCTGATCAGACCCCTGTACGGCATTCTTAATATTTATAAGGGTGTTAGACTCTACCAACTCCTCATTATTGAGGTCATATATTTCGTAACTAAGAGTGCTTACGCCATTACCATTAACTTCATTATTAAGAGAAATACGGAATTTATCACTTTCCTGGCCAATATATTTAATAACTACATTGAGGTCTTTACCATTAACTGTAAGGATTTTCATAGAAGGTTCAGATTCTCCTTTACTGCTAAGGTTATCCAGATCTCCATAAAAACCATACTCACCCTCAAGGGATACCTGACCAAGCACTTTGATAATTCTTAACTTAGAACCAAGTTCCAATGCTTTCTTCACATTTGATACTGTACCGTCTGGGCATATCTCTTCTCCAAATTCCCTTTGGAACTGGGCATAAGAGGTAATCACCTTTGAGGGATCATTAAAGGGTCCCTTAGTAGTTCTGGTCAGTATACAAGATACTCCCATTAAGGGAGTAGTTTCCAGAACGTTATTATTCTGGAAATTAAACTTTACATAAGGTGAAACTGACATATTGTTGTGTTTTAAAGGTTATACCTAATTTATATTAACAAGTTTATGTATCGCAATATTACTCTGTGATGTGCAGAGATAACATGTCGTTTTCTTCTTTTTCATAGGTGCCTATTAGAGTAAGAATATCATTAATGGGAGAAATGGTTATTTCCTCATCCTTATATTCGTCTAGAACTCCATCTACACAAGTATAATTGTACACCTTTTCCAATAACCCATGTTCCTTATCATCGTAATTATACCAATTAGCGATTTCAATATAAAGGTTACCAGAAGGTAATACCTTTTGATTTATCCACTCATAATAATTATTCAGGTAAGGCCTAATATATCCTCTAGCGGGTAAAGCCCGATACATGATATTATGGAGTATTCTTAATTCAGGCATATTCTTAGCAACCAAATGAACATCCATAGAAATATCCTTAGTTTCAAAAGGATACTCCATAATATTGAACTGGTTATCCTGATTAGCTTCTAGACCGAATTTCTCCATGCCAATAGTTCCAGGATAATAGGCATTTAGGTTTACGGTTATCCTGGGAGCTATCTTAGCACCTTTAGCATGATTATTCCCTACTCCGAATATATTAACGAAAAGAGGTATCTTAGATACATCCTCATGGTACTTCTTTTCGTTCTCCGGTGAAGCAGGGAGATAATCGTCTGGGTTAATCGTATAACCCATCTTGATCGCTGTACTGAGAAGACTTACATAAAAAGTCCTCTCAACAATTTCTTCTGATTGTACCATAGTAATATAATATTAGAAGGGTAAATCATCAGGTCCATCCGAGGGAGGAGTGTATCCTTTAGGTTTGGGTGTTGCAGGAATATCATCCCAGAAGTTACCCCAATTTCCCTTATATCTACTTCTACCTGAGGATCCTCGAGATCCATAATAACCTCGAACAGTAATTTTCTCAAGAGCAATTATAGATTCTCTTATCTTCTTCCTAATACCTTGAGTTATATCTTTCTTTAATCTAGCGTTACCACCAATCTCATTAAAAGCTGGTCTCCATAATGGACGAGCTGGGATTTTAGGTCCTCCATACTCAAGGATTTGGGCAATTTGTTTCATAGTAATCCTAGAACTACCTTTTGCACTTGAAGGTCTCTTTAATCCTCTTGGTAATCCCACTGCAATAGTTAATCCAGGACCCTGATCAATAATCTTAATGGATCTCATATAAAATCCTGTAAGATTGAGAAGTTTATGAGGACCTAAACTCTTTACTGTAGATGCTGCATGGGGTGGCCAAGAAACTCCCTTGGGTGGGGTACCCGTTCTTAAGCATCTCCTTACTAGTTGGTGTAATTTTTTTGCAAACTTAAGAGCTCCTTCATGAGATCCCATATAAACCTCTCCAGGAAATTCATCTAAGAACTTCTGAACTCTTTTAGCTTTTTCCCCGTCTACTTTTATGTAGAAATTCATAGACCCGGACATTAGATTGCCCGGGTCCGATCTTATATTTATATTAGGTACTCTTGCCATATTAATAATCTAATACATATTTTCGATCCATAGCAAAGCTAAGGTTGTTAACAATAAACCAAAGGTCTACTATTGCCCTATAATCGTTATTTGAACTAATAGCAGTAGCCACAATATTGTTGTTATTTTGAGGTTTAACGGTATAAACCTGAGACTCAGTATCTTTGATAGAGATAGCCAATTTTAAGTGAACATTATCTCCTACTATAAATCCCTGTAATACCTGAATTACATCTAAGTCGGCAGAAGTATTATTGGTAATGAAGGTAGATAAATGAGTCTTAACATAATTAGCTGCCGAAGATACCTTAGCTAAATCCAACAAATTGGGTTCATCCATACCAATAGTAGTACCAAATTGGCTATTAACTACCCAATTCAAGTACTGCTTATCCTTGGAAGCCATAATACCATTACTTTCCGTAGATACTATAGGAAATGCAAAGTATATACCATTACTATCTACATAGCATTGAGCATCTTTTACTCGTATACAATTCTTGACGGGTACAGTACCACCACTAATACCACCGTTATAAAAGTACAAAGCAGGAGTACCACTCAATCCTACAGTACCTTCATCACCAGTTATAACCTGGGCAGTAGTTCCAGAAGTATACCTGGCCATACCCAATTTCATATTACTGATTTTTTTATCCTGATTCTCAGTAATAGCCGTCAGGGCATCAGTAGTAGATTTAAGAGCAAAATTATCTACATTTATGGTTTGAACAGATCCATCGGTTGCAAAGAATTTACTAGAGCTTCCCCCTGTAGACAAACTAATGCCCACACCGGTTCCCTTAAGGGTTATACCGGTATTAGCATCAATGTGTACGTTTTTATTATTAAGATTATTACCTACCTCTACTACTCCATAGTTGGATGTACAAGACATTATTGCCTTGCAAGTAGTATTTATACTATCGTATACACTAATCTCGAGGTTATTTATCTTAGCTCTCTTAACATCTCCCGAATTACTACGGATTAAATCACCAGAAAGAGTTCCTCCAGTTAAAGGTAAGAAACTTCCCTTAGCGAATCCCTGAGAATTAACCCAGCTCTGGGTAGCATACCCCGTAAGTGAAGGTATAGTGGGTTTATTTGTAAGATCATTATAAGATCCACTAGTAGCTACAGTAGCAAAAGTGGGTTTACCTGCTATAGAACTCCAAGCCCAAGTAGTGGGGAAATCCGTAATCTGATTTTTAGTATGAGTATGAGAACTTGCAGCAGCACCAATACCTGAAGCAGTAATATTAAGGGATTTAGCTGTAGACCCATTAAAGGTAAACATGTTAGTACCCTCAGTAGCTCCCCCATTAAGTTTAATTACCAAGTTCTGTTTTCCTGTAACTTCACTAATAGAAGGCCATCTAGTTACATAACCACTAGGAGCCGCTTTAAGTACACTATCCCAGGAAGCATTTAAGTCATTAATCGAAGCTATATTGGTAGAGAATACAGAAGGCTTACCAGTAATATTTCCCCAAGATACTGAACCGGATCCTGGATCGATAATACAATTAAGAGTACCATCCTCGGTTATTTCAAGACCATCGCCAACCTTAATACCTCCGAGAGTACTAGTGGTAGCTTTAGGTATGGTTACCTGAGAGATTATATCTTGGATAGATACTGTTCCACCATTAGCATGCAACAAGTCATTAGGAGTTTTACCCACCATATATACACCATTATACCGATATTGGGTTTCCTTTACACCCTCAACGGTACCCTTTCTAAAGGCTGTTATAGATCCTGATTTAGGATCTATTATCATTTGAGAAAAATTAGTCTCAGCCCATATTCTTGCTCCAGCACTGGATGATTGACCAGGGAATCTTCTTCCTATACCTATATAAAATTTATCATCCTCATTAGTAGTAGCTTGACCTGAAATATAGATATAGGGAGTAGCAGCCGACCCAGTGCCCTTAGGAGTTATCCGTATATAATCATCAGAGTATGGACTAGTTGCCATTTTACCCCCGGCTAAAGGTAAATAATCATCTAATTCACTTTTCTTGGCATACGTAGCTTCAGCATTGGTATGTTCTAGTGCAAGGTTGTCATTGGTAGCCTTAATTTCCTCATCCAATTGGAGAACTGCCTCGGTAAGGTTAGTTTCCTTAGAGATGTAATTAGCTCCAGTATAGGTATTGGTACCTATAGCACCTTGCAATACAGAAATATCAGGAATATTTAACTTGGATTTAAGTTCATCAATAGAGATAGTACCACCTGCTGCATGAAGGAGATCTGACGAAGTTTTATCCTTTATCGTAATACCTCCAGTATTAAAAGAAGCCAACTTTACATTAGTAGCATCATCCGAATAGAAAATCAAGTCTTTTTTAGATAAAACACTATGAGTACCCCAATCTCTAGGATAACCAGCTTCATCTACTGCGTCTGATCCTGATGAAGTTGTACATAATAGCTCTCCCACCCGTATACTGGGATTTACATAACGGGACTTACCTCCACTATATACTCCACCAGCCGTAAGATATACTCCACCAGCAGCATACCCATAAGTACTATTACCTCCGGTTCTATTCCTAACCAATAAGCCAGTATGATCACTTGCATAACTAGTATATCTACTAAGTAAATAGAACATACCATTATGAGTTGTTTGTTGGGAATAATTAAATAGTATTTGTTTAGAGATACCTGTACCGGAACCATCTATAGGTATAGAATAACTTTTAAGATAGTCTTTAGTAAGATAATTATTTAAATCTACATCACCACCTCCGTAAGCGGAACCATTATAAAATATCTTACGAGTATCAGTTGCCAAATAAATACCGTCTAGGTGTTCTTGAACACTGGCTTCTGTACCCACATAAAATTTCATGAAAGCCATAAGCAAAAACTTTAAAAGGGATAAGAGAACTTAATCCCTTATCCCTATATTATTAATTTATACGTTCTGAATAGTAAGAGCAGCCTCGAGTGCAGCAATACGAGCAATCAAGGCCTCCACTTGAGTTTCTACCTCAGACTTAGTAGCATAAGTAGTAGTAATTACATTGCCACTTGCATCCTGAGTTGCCTTGGTAGCAGTTGCAGCATTACCATTAAGAGCACCCTTGAAGGTAGTGGTTGACAATACTTTAGTAGAAGGGTTATAAGTCAATCCACCAGCCTTATTAACTCCTGCAGTTTCTGCATTAGTATTATTCGAATTACCCAGCAATACATTAAATGAACCATCAGTAGAAATAGCAGCAGCTTGAGTAACCTTCGTATCCGTCCAAGGTACAGTTACAAATGCCTTGTTTGAACTGAGTTCTACAGGATAATTTTTACCGTTCTCAGTATAACCTATCATTATACCACCAAGAGTAGAAGAAGTAGCTACTGGGAGAACATACTTATTAGCACCCTCAGCAATACCATCCAACTTCTTCTTATCTGCAGCAGACATTACACCAGCAAGAGTAGTAGTAGCGGCAGGAAGTGTAATAGGAGTATTGGTGGGTTCACCAGAAGCAGTATTTACTACCTGATTCTTGATTACTACCGTAGTACCAGAAGGAGTTACAGTACCATCCAGGAAGCTAAACTTACCAGTCTTAGAGATCTGAGCATAAAGAGTATCCAAACGACTCTTATCCGTAGATGACATAAGACCGGCAACCGAAGCAGTAGCAGCAGTAAATGTAATGTTAGCTGCAGCCGGAGACTTATAATTCAGACCAGACTTAGTAGCTACATTTACATTAATGACTATAGATGTACCATTTACTGAACCTTTAGTGATATTGGATACCAGAGTTCCCGGGAGAGAAGTAATAGCATCCCTATTAGCCTTACCCTTACCTCCATCATAGGCAGTACCGGTTACTTCACCAATAGAAACTGTAGAAGATACCTCAGCAAGCTGTTCACCATCCCAACGATAAAGAATATTAACTCGGCTGGATTCTCCTGAGGGGGGATTTTTACGGAAGTTATACAGAGTATCCTGCTTAGGTTCTACTACTTCCCATTCAGAACCATTATACTCCCGGAACTTCTTATCATCTGAGGTATAAATAAACATACCCTCAGAGGGAGATCCAGGAAGAGTAGAAGTAGTATAAGTACCATCTACACCTTGTACGGGAGATTGCTGACCATCCAGATAAGCTGCATCAATCTTACCATCCGCATTCAGAGGTACAACACCATTAGCAGCACCCTTTTCCGTAGCAGGGATCTGTTTAACATTATCTACATTACCCAAACCTACATCACCCTTTGCAAGAACAGGATTGGTAGAAATCTTCTTACCATTTACGGTATAATTATCAATGGTATTCTTAGTAGAAGTTACCAAAGCATTTACTGCAGTAGATACTGGCTTATCAGCATCCGAAGTATTATCTACATTACTCAGACCAACCATAGCCTTAGTCAACTGGATAGTATCGGAACCCCCATTGACATAGGTAATAGTCATCAAACCAGTAGCATTAATATCTACTGATTTAACAGCCTGGGTAGTAGTAGACCATCCATAAGAAATTCCCTGAAACATAAGTTCATGGGTATCACTTGCAAAGTAGACGGAATTAGGATAAGTTTCCTGTGAATACTTTGCTTTAGCTCCTTTTACGAAATTAATAAATGCCATAGTTTTTAAATCTTTAAGTTTATACTAGTTGTAAAGTTAATGAAGAAGTTACATCTTTTTTGAATTGATTATAATCCGATTTGAGATCCTCATGATCGGATTTGAGAGTGTTATAATCCTCAATATGTTGAGAATACTCGGTGTCTTTCCAATCCTCAAATTTACTATCAAGGCTATCTATCTGATTCTGGAGATTAGTATCAGCAGCTTCCCTATCGGCAATTTCTTGATCCAGCTTTTCATTAGTTACTTGATCAGCGGCAAGAAGCTTAGCTACCTCCTCATCGATCCTCTTATTAATATCATCCCTAATAGCCTGATCCGCATCTTCCCTGTCTTGGATCTCCTTTTCAAGATTATCCTCTACTTGGTTTACCTGATCGGTGAGTTCTTGATACTGTTCAACTACAGTATCCATATTAGTTTTAAACTCATCTACTCGAGTCTGGAGAGCTTGGATAAGTTCAAGGTTATGCTGAATATTAGCAACATTCTGATTAATCCTTGCATCCTGGGCATCGATCCTATTAGATAAGGCAGTATCGGCTGCAACTAATTCCGATTTGGCAGTATTCAGAGCATTGGTAAGAGTTTCATTTATCTTATCAATATTACTTTGCAATGTAGTAATTGCCTGTGCTCTAGCCGTAGCCTCCTCCTGGATATCGGATTGAAGTTCGGTGTCCTTTGCAGAACGAGCAGATGTTTCAGCATCTATCTTTGCCTGGAGTTCATCCTTAACCTTTTTATCTTCAGAAGCCCTTAATTCGATCTCATCATTCAACTGTTCGGTAATGGCTGAGATCTTTTGGGTAATAGTAGCAGCAAAATTAGGGTCATCACCTAATGCCTTAGCAATCTCTTCCAGAGTATCTAATACCTCAGGAGCAGAACCAATAATCTTTTCTATTGCCTCATTTACTTGGGCTTCTGTCTGATACCCAAGATCATTCTCCAACTCGGATACCTTAGTAATTACCTTAGCACCCTCTTGGATAGAATTAAGTTTAGCAAGGAGCTCATCAGTAAAGTCATTCTCTGAAAGACCTTTACCATCTACCTTATCTACTTTATCATCTAGTTTAACCTGAATCTTGTCTACTTCAGACTGGATATCCTCAGTTACCTTAGTAACCTCGTCAGCTATCTTATCATTCAAATCATCAATACGATGACCAAGAGCAGTATCATCACTAGCCCTTTGCTGCTGTTCTGATGCAATAGAATGAGTAAGATTAGTATCGGCTAATTCTCTTGCAGATGTCTCAGCAGTTATCTGTGCTTGTAAAGAATCCAAAGAATCATTGAATTCATCCTTAGCATCTTGAATCTGTTCTGCAAAAGAATCCTTTAGAGTTTCATCAGCTGACTGTCTATCGGAAGCTTCCTTTGCAACAGTATCCTTAATCTCCTGCTTTACCTTACCGATCTCTTGATCTGTGTAAGCTTGGTTATCTCCGATACCCCCCTTAACTTCCTCAATATCAGCATTATGCTTAGCAGTAAGATCATCAATGTTTTTCTGAAGTTTAGTTTCTTCAGCAACTGCCCTATCCTTCTCAGTAGTAATAGAAGCTTGAAGATCTGATTTGACTGTAGCTATCTGTTGAACCAGTTCTGTTTTTTGTTCTGCAACCGTAGTAGTAAGGTCATTTACTTTATCATCAATAGCTTTAATAGACTCTGTTAATTCGGTCCTAAGTGAAGCTAATTGAGTATAAAGTTCCTGTACCTTATTTACCGTATCCAAATTAAGATTGGATATTTTGGTATCTAATTCGTTTTCCTTAGTCTTTGCCCTATTAATTTCCTCATTCAATGCAGTCTGCAAGGCAGTTACCTGATTGATGATATTAGAAGCAAAGTTAGGGTCATTATTAAGAGCATCCGCAAGCTCCTTAAGAGTATCTAAAGCTTCACCAGACCCATCAATAAGATCATTAATAGCCTGATCTACTTCTTCCTTAGTTTGGAAATGAAGATCGTTTTCTAATTGGGATACTTTAGTAACTACATTAGTTGCCAAATCCTCCAACTTAGATTTAAGCTCGTTGGTAAAATCATTCTGAGAAAGCCCATAGCCTTCCTTTTGATCAACCTTATTAGAGATAGAAAGGATCAATTTCCAGAACTCTTTCAGGGTACCTACAAATCCCTCGGTAACGGCATCATCGTAGTAACCTTGTAAAAGTCTCTGATCGACCTCTTCCCCGGTTTTATAATATTTACTTACGTACATAGGTATAGAATTTAAGTTCCAAAACAGAAAATTTCACTATTTCCACTCCTGAAATACTCCATATCTTGAGTAGCAAAAGCATTGGGTATGTCATCAGGATTTTCCGGGTCTATATCACCAGCATCCTCTATATTACCCATTACTACGGCATAAGTAGGCAACTTATCTATTCGGATCTTTAAGATTTGACCTATTCCCGTGATCCCAGGAACTAAGTTGTCATATAGTACACCGAAATAATCATGGTATTTAGAAGTAAACTTCTGGCCAGATAAACTGTGATGTATAGCCATATAATGACTATCATCATCACTCATTTCGAGATGTAAACCCAAAACCCCGGAGTTCAACTTAATCAAGTTGCTATCATACCAAATCTCTCCGTCAAGGATTATTTCGGTAAATCTCAACTGTAGAGTTGTGTAATTCGCCATAGTTTTAAGTTTAAATAAAGTTTAAGCTTAGTACATCTTTATCCCTTTTAAGGATTACCAGGAATACCAAAGCTTGGTCCTTTGCTTGAGCTACTTGAGTATCACCGGAGGGTTTATAAATAATCCCGTTAATGATGAACCTATCCTCGGACCAATTGAAATCCCAGTATCCATCAGAATTAAGATGACCTATAGATTTAAGGAATGAATCGGTTATCATAATAGATAAGTTCTCTTCATCCAATTCTCCAGTTACTGTTTCCTTATTTATAGGCCAGTTACGGAAGGAATTATAATAACAAAGAGCTTCTATCTGAATATTCTGGTATACAGGGTTATAATCCTCTCCATGTGTCATAGGTTGCATTATCCGTTTAGCCCAAGTTATAGTTTGGCGTCCGGCATCTACATCCATAAACTGTCGGATAATAGATTTATACCTTTCCCAAGATTTATTCCTTACAAATCTAAAAGGGTATTTCGTAGTCATAATCACCTCCTCCTTAATACTGCTCTAGGATTAGGTACATCAAATGGTCCAGGTCTCTTTAAATGCCTTACTCTTGGAGGTATAATTGGTTGATAGTTCTCACAGAATGGTAAGAATATATCCAATCTACTTGCCAATGTACACAAGTTATGCCTCAACTCATCGATAATCCCCCCAGGTTTAAGAGAATTGGTAAATGCCGTGAAAAGAGAACTCCCAGATTCTGAAAGAGAATCATAATACTCTACTTCGGTAGGACCCGTCTTAATGGATTTAATCCTATCACCACGAGCTGATTCTGATTCTATTTCGTCCTCTTCTTCTCCACCTGAGGTACCTGGATTCTTAGCGGATATTACTCCTGAAACATACTCATTGGCTGTTATGAGCAAATTCATTATCCGAACATTTAAGAAATCCCAAGCAGCCAATTCCATTATCAGTTGGTTCTCTAGTCCTTCATAATACAATTCATTGTTATATTCTTCAACGGGTACGCAATGATTTACTAGAGGCTGAATATACAGCTGCCATTTATTGATATATACTTCCTTATCCTCGTTAGTCATGCCTTCCTTGAATAACTCGGTAGGGATATATTTATCAATGAGATTATAAATACTATCGGATAGATGTGTTTTTACCTTATCAGTAACAATAATCTGTTTAGCTACGGTCTCATTTAATTTCTCAGATGAATTAGTAACTGTTAATGTTACTGTATAAAATCCAGGTTTTTCATAAGTATAGGTGGGCAACTTCTTATTATAGAAGTACCCATTATCATCACCAAGGTCCCACTCATATATGGATTTGGGTGGGACTTTGGTAGTGACTCTAAAAGAAACCTCTAGACCTTGTGTTGTATATGCAAAGTCCAGATTCATAATGGGTTATTTTTTATTCCTCGGTATCAGATAAAAGAACTTCGAGAATAGATTGAACAGTATCTTTTTCATCGTACTCTACTCCTTTGGATTTAGCAACCAGCTTAGCTTCCTCAAGTGAATAAGCCTTTGCTATCTTGGATATTTCCATACCATTAGATTGCTGCTTCTTCATCTTCTTGTATAGCCTATCTATTGCCTTTTCATCGTACTTGTTAACCTTAGCTCCTTCCTGAACCAACATAAGATGTCCAGAATTTATGGCCATTTGTATTCTTTTTGTACGATACTGAGCTCCGGTAAGCTCTTTTACTTCTCCTCGGATAATGTTAATACCGGTTGACTGATCATAGAAGCTGTAAGCATTCGGACCAGTAGTTACTTGATATTTCATATGGCTGTTAAATTTTTAGGTTATATAATAGGGGCTGGGATCATTCTTAGGTCATGGCACGTCCATCCCAGCCCCAGAGAGTAATTACTCAAGATTTACCAAAAGATACGGATCCACATTCATGAACTCCGGGAACGGATTAGCAGTGAATGTCTTGCTAGAATCCATCATAACCACTGCATCCTGATACATCTTGCTGAATCCCGTAGTAAGGGTAGCATATACTGCCTCAGTCTGGTTAGAAACGATTCTCTCTGATTCAAGCATAAGCTGACGAGCAGTAAGCTTAATCATTGCGGCAGACTTATCCAGCATAAGAATCTGATTCTCGGGAGTTCCCGGATGGATATAGAAGTTTGCTGAATTAGGAACAGGAGACTGTACATTCAGAGTTGCCTCTGTAGTACCAGCATGACGTTCCTTGAATTCAGGGAGATTCAGCATCTCAATTGCCTGGTCCTCACCACCAATGATCGTAGTAAAGTTACGGCCCATACGAGCAGCACGTACCCATAGATGGAGAAGATCCTTATAAGTGATACCATCTGCGGTTGCATATACACCAATTACCGGGGCAGATTCAGAACCATCAGGCTGGTTACCATTGATAGCAACATCCATTGCCAAAGTATCCATTGCATAACCCAGCTGGATTCCGAAGTCACGGAGGTAAATGCCAAGAACATCGAGAGATACATAATTCTTAACCTCATCGGTAAGTTTGAATCCCTTTCCGATCTTGAACAGCCTAACTGACTTCTGTCCGAAGCTGATAGTTCCCAACGGAATGGTCTCAGCCTCATTTATCTTAGCAGGAGCAGCATCACTCATGTTAATGTGAGGCATGATTGCTGATAGACCGTTTATCGACTGGTCAGATGCAATTATATTAGGATAGAAGGGTGCCTGACGCATACCAAGGGTAATGGCCGAACGAATAATCTCGGGAACAATCCACCTTACCGTCTGATCCGGCATAGTGAACAAGTTCTGCATGGTATCGATTTTAGGATTGATACCCATCTTCTCGAAGAACTCATCCTGAGAAATTCCCCATTTACCTTTTACTACCTCTTCCAGTGTAACATCTACTGGCTTGTGCTGTGTATCTCCAGCACGGAGAGCATCCATGTGCTTTACGATACCAGGAAGTTCATTACGAAAATCCTGAGCTTTCATTTTTGTTATATCAATCTGTGACATAGTTGTTTTTGATTTATCGGATTATTACCTGAATAAGTTCATTTGCCTCATCAGCCGGAGTAATAGCGATGAAAGGAGTATCGATACCCTGGTTAGCCTTTACGAAGCGATCATTAAGAAGATCACCAGAAGGTATAACAGCTCCACATTTAATTTCACCATTTGATACCCAGTTACAGATAGCATAACCTTCCATCATAACGGTAACCTCTACAGGGAAGTTACTCTGAGCACCGTATGCCGGATTTATATTATCAGTAACAGCTATACCCAGATATACCTTTTCACCATCTTTGTAAGGCTTAATCTTACCATCCTCGGTAAGAGCTACAGGCATACCTTTTACTATCTTCTCACCATCAGCTACTACAAAAGCCTGATGAAGTTTGTGTGATTCACTCTTATAAATCACTACCCTTGGAGTCTTTTCTCCAAAAAGGGTCATAGGAGTTTCTTTCATACTAATAGTGTTTTAATTATTACTTAATTTTATTGCGATACATCTCTTCGAAGCTAAACTGGTCGTCCTTAACCTCGTCATCCTCGTGATCATCCTTCT